GGTGGCAATGCAGTCTGGAACACCGAGATGCTCAAGGCGAATGCGGCCATCGTTGAGCCCATTTACCAATGTGACATCGATTGGGATGATGAACTTGATCGAGTTCAGATCCACAAAGAGGATGAGGGCCCACTGCTCATATGGCAAGAGCCTGTACCTGGCCGCAGGTACGGCATAGGAGGCGATGTAGCCCTCGGAGTGGATGATGGGGACTATTCCACCCTCCACGTCTTGGACGGCACGACAGGGCGCTGTGTGGCTTCCTACAGGCAGCGACTACACCCCGAGGACTTTGCCGATGTGGCCAATGCCCTGGGCCGTTGGTACAACCGAGCCCTCCTGGGCATTGAACGCAACACTCACGGCGAATCCACGGTCAAGCGGTTGCTCCACAACCTCAAGTATCCGAACCTGTACTTCCACACCAAGGAAAATGCACGTCGGACCAAGAGTCGCAACGGTGGCTGGTTGACCACAAACCGCTCCAAGACCCTGATGATCGACACCCTGACCACCTCCCTGCGCTCGCGTCAGATCTACATTCACTGCCTTCAAACCCTGACTGAACTGATCGGGTATCAACGATCTGTCAGCAGGACGGGCACCGAGTCGTTCAGTGGCCTACCCCATGACGATCATGTGATGAGCCTCGGGATTGCCAACATGATGCTTGAGGAGGTCGGCAGACCAGCAGCCGGCTCAACAGAGGCAGTCCTACACAACGGTGCAACCTTCGATCTCTTTGAATCAATGATGGAATCAGCAGGTCTAGCCATTGACCACGACAACAATGTAGGATTCTTCGCATGAGTCTTAAGACTGAATGCAGTGATTGCGGGGAAATGTTCGTTGACGAACATAGCCACGGTTACTGCTTCAGCTGCAAGATTCACAGTGGAGGAATCACCCTGGGCCATGTGCCCAATCACGACGGTGTCTCTAGGTTCCAGATGGAGCGCAACGAGGTTGCAGCCATCAGAGCGACAGGCCAAGAGCCTGTGCGTCTAACCGGCAATGAGACTGACAAACGAGAGACCCGCAAGCCCTATGTGGCTCCACGTCGCTTCCAGAAGTGGCTTGACCAAGATGCAGCCAAGATCACTGACGCTGATAAGAAGTTCCGAGTCACTCACGATGACAGCGCTGCACAACGTGCCGAAATAGCCAAGGTGCTTGAGCGTCGTGCCTAGTGAGCCCAAGGTGCCGCAGAAGCACCTCGATCAACTTGAGACGTACCGGCAGTGCATCAAGGCTGCTCAGCGCTTCATGGATGAGAAGGGTTACCACCGCAAGTGGCGTCGATACATCGATGTCTACTCGAAGAACACCCGATGCCCGGACGGTGAAGAGAAGAACAACGTTGCAAACGTTCACGTTCCGATTGCCTTCTCCAACGTCAACATCCAGCGTGCTGCTCTCACTGTCAATCATCCACGGTTCACGATCAACCCTCGCAATGTGGAGTCACTCCAGGCAGCTGCGATTGCAGAGGAATGCCTGAACTACGAGTGGCTACACCACGACTATCAAGTGCAGGTCCGCAAGGCGCTTGATGACTTCTTGATCCCTGGCAACATGTGGGGCAAGACTGGTTACTTGAGTGCAAAGTGGGGTCCACCGCAGGACCGCCTTGACGCGACCTCAATCAACCGCTCCCTTGGCGACAACCAGAGTGAGTCAGCATTTATCGAGCTCTTCCGTAATGAGGGCTTCGACTCTGAGTTCGACAAGCTGATCGAGGAGAACCGACAAGTCCTGTGGCAGAGCCACGGTTCAGGTGATGCACTCCCCACTCGATCAAGGATTGCCAGGGAGCTGCGCGCCAATGGGTCTGTCATCATTCATGATCGCACCATGTTTGAGCGGGTATCCCCCTTTGACATGTTGGTGGACCCTAAGGCCACTTGCCTCGAGAACGCCCAGTGGGTGGCCCAGAGGGTCCCTGTACGCCTTGATATTGCCAAGAAGAACACCGACTGGCCCAAGCACGTTAGAGACGCCCTAGGTGCCAAGGAGAAGTCCCTGGCCAAAGGTGATGACAACAGCGCCACCTACACCCCCACCCTTGATTCAACAAGCCAGGACGAGTATCACCAATGGGTGATCATGTGGGAGCTCTACGACCTCCACGAGGGCACGTGGTGCCACTTCGCAGATGAGGGCAAGGACTTCTTGCGCCGGCCAGAAGCCAGCCCCTTCCGCTTCGGCCACCCTTTTGTGTACCGAGGCAACTACTCGATCCCCGACGAGTTCTACCACATGGGCGAGATCGAGATGATCGAGTCGCTTCAGAATGAGCTCAACGACACTCGGTCAGACCTAGCCAACGCCCGCCGTCAGATCAAGCGCAAGTACATCGTCGATAAAGAACTCTGGGATGCGAGGTCCTCAACTGGGAAGAGTCTTCCTGAAGTGATCAACTCGCCAGAAGACAACCTTGTGGCAGTTGTCGATTTTCCGAATCAGGCATCGATCAAGGACAAGATCTGCCTCCTCCCTCAGCACGACATCGACCCGAACCTGTACAACACCTTTGCTGCGGTCATGAACGACATGAACCAGGTGACAGGCATTACTGACTTCCAGCGTGGTGCTGGCTCTGCTGGGGCCTCTACTGCTACCGAGGCTGCAATCCTCAATGACGGCGCCCTCGCCCGCCTCCAGGAGAAGCAGGGCAAGATCGAGATGTTCATGAGGGATGCTGCACGCAACCTCATCATGTTGAAGCAGGAGTACATGACTCGTGATCATGTCCTGCGCATCACCGATGGTGGCGTGACTCAGGCTGCGAAGCAGTTCAGGGACCGCATGGATGAGTCGGGCGTTGCAATCAACCCCGCACTCACTGGCCTTTTCTTGGCCTATGGACGCAATGACATCGCTGGCGAATTTGACTTTGAGGTTGAGGCAGGTAGCACTACCGCCTACAACGAGACCCAACGTCGTCGCCAATACCAAGAACTCCTCCAAACCCTTGCGCCCTTTGCGCAGGCGGGGATGGTTGACATACGCGCCCTTCTGGTTGAAGTGGTGCAAAACGGATTCCGCATACCGAATGCGGGTAGATTCATCATCCAACCTCAGCAACAACAATCTGGCCCAGTCAATCCGGTGACAGGACAACCAGGTGGAGGCATACCCGGAATATCGACCCAAGCAGGGATTCAGGCTCAGGGTGGAGGCATACCAGCCTCCGCTTCTGGGGTCCCACCTGAACTCTCGGCCCTGGTTCAACAAGTGATTGGCGATCAATCACTCACCACAATCGCCTAAGGACAACTCCAAAGAAGGGACTGCCAGCAATGTCTGGACAACAGCCACAGGGAACTCCAAACCCAACACCGACACCTCCAGAAGTGAACTGGGATCAAGTGATTCCAGTTACCACCGATGGGGTCACCCAGATGAAGTCTCTCCGTGAAGTGGCCAACGGCTACGCAGCGGGGGCAAAGATGCATCAGGCGAATGAGGAAGCAGCAGCACTCCGCAAGGAACTTGAAGCACACAAGAGCTTCTTGGCTGACATCGAATCTGATCCAGCAGCCCACGTTGCCCGGATCAACGAGCACTTCCAGTTGACGCCGGCCAGTGACACCAGTGGAGCCGATGAAGGGGCATCAATGGCTATGGCGGAAATCGCCAAGCTACGTGCGGACATGGCCAAGATGGCCGGTAATGCCGCAACCCTGGCCCAGAACTCAGAACTTCAACAACAGCTTGCAAGAGTGCAAGCAGCAGATCCATCCATCGATCCAGCAGTGCTTCAGACCTACGCCCAGCAAAAGGGCGTGGACAACTTGGAGCACGCTGCGCTCATGATGAAGGGTGAGCTTGGCACCGGAGCACCCGCTCCGACCCAGGCAACACCTCAACAGGACGCCTTTGAGGCCCTCAGAGACCGCAAGGCAGCAGCCCTAGGTGCAGTAGCACCCGGAGCCAATGCCGCAGCTGGTGGACAGCAGGAGGCCCCCAAGGGGCCAGCTAAGTCTGTTGTCGAGTCCCTCTCTCGTGCCCTTGAGCATCATGGCACCAACATGGATGAGCTTCTTAGCCAATACTGAGTACATGGGCCTCCCTTCTTAAAGGAGACCCCGCAGCATGGCTGCAACAGCATTTGACGAGATCATGGCAACGACCATGCAGGA